CGCGCGAGCCAGCTTTAGCTTTTTTGCCAGCGCTGTTGACAGTGGTCCCTAATCCAACAACCTCTGGCTGACCAGTGGCCACCCCGACAACCTGTAAGGCGCGACCACCAACAGTAGCTACTTTGGACCCGGCCAGCGCAAATTTAGAAGCTGTTTTTCCAATTTTTCCCGTCTTTGTTGTTATTTTCCCAGTTTGCAGCAAAGCTTTGCGGCTCGACACCTTTATTTTCCGACGCATTCTTCGTTTCAAAGACCTTCCAGATCGACTACGCCTTTTACCGCCGCGCATTTCCGACGACTTTGTTAGCGTACGTAATTTATCACGAAATCCCGACTGATTTGTATTTCTTGTCATCCACCTAACTCGTCTATGCCATTCTGGATCGCGAGTAAGTTCATCTCGTAATACAGTAAATGATCTGGGTGTTCCTAACCTTACATAATGTTGTTGTTTGGGACTATAAACACTACCATATTTGCCCCATATTTGCTTCTGCCTGAAAGGCTTTAGACTCGATCTTTTAGATTTTTTGTTGCGTGGTGGCGATTTAGGAAACGACCATGCTCTGTGACTGCTAACATTTCCGCTCCTCTTGGATTGACGACGAGTTTTTTGCGTGCGTTTTGGCGAACGACTTCGCGAACGACTGCGGGTGGGTTTTCGAGAACGACTTCGCGTGCGCGTTCCGCGCCGCGACCGAAGCACTTTGGATTTTTTCCATCTAAATCTTCCTCGTTTGTCTGGTATAGACGCGTATATGTTGCCGTCGTTGCCCGTCATAGTTTTATTGCGGCATTCGTTTGCCGGGTATGGAGGAGAGGGTCGATTGGCATATTTTTTTAAATGAGACATGTCGCGACAACCTGACATGTATTTTTTATGTTTTTTTCTTAATATGAAGAAACATTATTCTCCGCATAGTTCTGGAATGAGATCGATCAGTTTTTCAGTGCTTAGTTTGTTATAGTAATACCTGACAAGACTGCGACGGTGCGTCTGTGTCATGCGGTGACTGTTTTTGTAAAAAATCAGTTTCTTAGCAGCCAGTCGACTAAGTTTGAATTCAGATGTGAGGAGATCTACATCGCAGTACTGGTCCAGACAAATCAAGTCAAAATCGCCGTCTCGCATGAACATGGGCGCCCTACGAATCAGTTTCAGACGAGCCAAAAAACCGAGAATTTCTTTTTTTCGCAAAGACGGAATATTCTCATCATCCATATTTATAATCACAATTCAAATTTGAATAAAATTTGGCCTGCTTTGCAATATTTGCTCCGCTTTACAAAAAAAACGATGATTATCTCCAAAAAAGATGCAAATAATTTACTACTAAGCCTGTGGCAGGCTAACGAGTTTGTCGCCGGAAAACCACGGCGAGTCGTTCCGTTTCCGACACCGTCGTCTCTAATGAAAACGGATTTGCCAAAATTAAAACACAATGATTACCTTGTTACATACAAGAACGACGGTGTGAGGTGCGTGCTGCTGTTTGGTTATTTAAAATCAGAAAAAAATGAGAATGATTGGATAAAAAGCTCTGTTTTTATTCAACGAAATGGCTACGTGACAGAAGCTAATTGCACCAGCTTGGACGATCAACTATACTGCGGCACGGCCTTCGATGGCGAACTTGTAGACAATAACTTCATCATTTTTGACGTCGTGGCCGTCAAAGGGTATACGCACATCGCCCTACCCCTCTTAGACAGGCTTGAAGCCGGCAAAAAAATTTTACCATCTATTAGATCACGTCGCATAACTATAACCCAAAAAGAATTTGTCGAATCTAGCAATTCTCGAAACATATTTGATAAATTTCAGACAAACGTTATACCCAAAAACGTGGACGGAATTATTCTTGCCCCAAAATACGAGGGCGTGGGAGTCGGTCGCCTTGTCTCCTACTTTAAGTACAAACCCACTGATCAGATATCAATCGACTTGCGGTGGATAAAAAATGATAAGTTGCTCAGATGCGGCAGTCCTGGTTTTGAAATAATTGAAGATTGCATCAAAGATTTGTCATGGGAAGAAAAAGACTTTGGCGACGACGGAATATACGAATGCATTGTCGCCTTTGCGCAACGCGACAACCTCAAGACTATGAACTTGTGTCCAAAAATTAAAAGAACAGACAAAAATTCAGCGAATTCAAAATATGTCGTTTTGCGGACTGTCCAAAATCTTACCGAAAATATTAAACCAATGGAGGTATATAATTCGCTTGGGAACTAAATTTAAAATGTCCACCGACATTTCAGTTAGTTCGATCTATACGGACCCAAGGTGCTCTTTTGTCATAGAAGCCCTTCACCACGCGGGCATAGATTGTCGAGTAACGCCAAACGTGTCTATTCATGGAAAAAAAATAGAATATGGATGTTCTATTCGCTTGCCGGGCACACACCAGACGCGTGAAAAAATTAAGGAAACCTGGGAAGTTGCAAAGCTGGCTGGAAGGTACGAATGTGCGCACCTTGAAATTGACGGACAATATTCGGGTTGCGCTTTAAACTACATTTATGCGCCCAACCTATGCGTCACCCAGAAACAAGACTAATCATAATAAAAAATTAATTAGGCTTAATAGATTCTTCCACGTAAATGTATTTTGAAAAATCAAATTTTCCGCAGGGGATAGAAGGAATTTCGTCTAATTCCATGGGCACCGGATCAGGAAGAACTTTTGTCAAGTTGTCAAAAGCTTCTTGACAAAACGCTTTTGATTTTCTATCTTTGAAACAAGTCTCGTGGTTCCCAAATTTTTTGCAGATGATGCAATATGCACCACCAAACTTAGTTCGACTTTCCGCATAACTCTTTTCGCCGTGACATTCAAAGCATAGCGGCCACAAATTGCATAAAGAATCCTGTCCATTGTTTTTTAACGCCACAAAATGGTCGAGTTCACACATGTATTTGACGGTGCCGTCGCCGTACCGAATCACTTTGAATGTCTTTCCACATGCTCCACATTGATTATTCCAACAACGTATAAAATTAGTCCTATTCTTTTCGGAGAGGAGTGTTTTTCTCTTCTCCCTCCTGGTTGATTGCTTACTTCCTGACATAGCTGGCGCGCAACATTTGAAATTGCAATTTAGAGAAGTCGTCGCTGAATAAAATATTCAGATATGAATCCTGACTCAGACGACCAGTCCGTCGATTCGCAAAACAGCAAAGTTACGCGGTGGATAAAGAAGCGCAAAGCTTTGTCGAACTCGCAGCCGTTATTTGATGCCACGCCACCAAAAACCAACACGCAGTTTACGATCGAAGACCTGCGTGAAAAAAATAAGCGAATCTTAAAAAGTTTACATTTTGACAAAGATTGTAGTAAAGAAAACTCTGTGGACGTGTGGTTATTTACGATTTCTTTGTTGTTATACTCGTTGGGGTTACCCGATAAGATTGAGATTGCGAAAGATTTAACATCAAGACTTTTAGCAAAGACACAAAACCATTTCATGCCGCTTCCTGGCGATTTTTCAGAAACAAAAATGATTATGAACCCGCTAACCGAAAGTTACTTCGACGATATAGAACACGAACTGAAAAGTTTAAGACAGTGCAGGATTGTGTACGAGCCAACTGAGATAATGATCTTTGCAAACGAGGATAGATTTTACATTTTTAATAAAATAATTGATGTGAGGAAATCATGCGCATGTGAAAAAGTCGTCAGAATGCTAGAAGTGATGCGCTCTAAGTTGCAAAGCAACGACATAGAATTAAGTAAACTGAAGAGCCAAGTAGACTATTGCTTTGAGATGAAAGATCTGAAAGACTTGTTGGTTCCCATGGTGGAAACACAAACTATTCGGCCATGTTCTTCAAGTTTGCGAGTTGGTAAACCATCGATTGCGGAAGTCAACCGTTTGTTAAAGCAAAAGTACCCCGACAAGACACCCCACACGTCGCAAGAAAAAGAGTGGGAAAAATCTACCATGATTTATGACATTATTGGGTGTTATTGTCATATTCACAAAAGGTTACACGCCGGCAACCATCAATACGTATCGTGGAACGCGAGTTTCCGAAACATTAGATACAAGTGTCATCATAAAGAGGAAGGTCAAACTAGCACACCATTCGTGAATTTAAGTGCATAATTTGTACGTCTATGGCTCGCGCAAAAAAAAACTTGAAACCAATAAATGGTAACAACTAGGAAAAAACAAAAAGACTCTGAAAAAAAATTAATTGCTGAAGATGAAACGATACAAGACATAAACAGACAATTAAAAAGCATTACAAAAAAACAAGCAGACTTGCTGTACGTAGTGCGAAACGAAAACGGAAAGACACTGTCGGAAATTATTCACGAATCGCTGGTAAAACACGTCAGTTGATATTATTTCGTATGAATTCAATATCTCCCGGGATAAATTCATCATTTGGCAAGCAGTTATCTTCAAGTTTTGTTTGGTGGGTCATTATAGAGCATTTTCCGCCATTCGCTGCCCTGTGGGGCACTCCCAGTGTATGAATGAATTCGTGTCGCACGAGGTACCGTCGGTAGAGTACTTTGTTCGGGAAATGACGAGGGGGGTTGATAAACCTTTCTTTATTAAAATAAATAAATCTAGACGCTCCGCGCAAAGAAGCTGCAGATAGTCCATCAAATTCACTACCTAAAGATTTGACTATATCGTCGTTGCTACGAAATTCGACTACAATGTCTGCATCCTGTAACTTGTCACACTTAACGAATTTAAAATCTAGTTTGTTGAGAAGGGAATTGACAACTTTTAAACACCATGCGGCGTAATAATCGTGTTTAAAAAAAACGGTTTTTATTTGTGGTTTGGTGTGTTCACGTTGCATTTATTATTGATTTATTTTTTTTTACTTAATACTACTAATTCTAATACGACACCTGACATAAAAATTCCCACCCCCCATATGCAAGCTGCCTTCACAACTGATAGGAGAAGATGATTATTAAAATTATTATCCTCGGTTTCAAAACTAGGAATAGCAAAAGCTAAACCTATCATGAGGCCCGTGATGCATATTTGCGCAGACCTAGAAGATCGACCCGAATCGGTCTTAGCAATATTACTTAGAAGCACGCCAAATGCAAATACGGTAGAGACTACCGATAAAAAGGTATTTTTCACCTCTCTCTGCTGATGAGATGCCGTATCTATGTTATTTGCCGGCGTGTACGCTATGATTGCGGCGTCTAGGCAGAAGAGAATAAGCACCCAGACACTACAAATCCACATCATTGATTGTTGAGTCAATAGACCGCTCTTCCATTCTCTATTTAGGACACATATTTGGGTGAACGGCCATAAAATAGCTGCGACGCATATTACGAGTAGTTGGACTACTTTTATTCTAGCTTTATTTTCAGAAATATCGATATCCGACAATTCTGAATGTAATTTAGCAACAATATAGCCAGCGGAAGTAATTGATGAAACAGCTACTATACTTTCCATGTGTTTTATTATTAGTAATTTTTTTTATTTGTAAAGCAAGATGACATGTTTCTATCAAAAATTTTGTGGATATTTTTCATGGCTGCGCTAGTCGCATTCACGTGCAACATTGCATTGCAGGGAATTACAAAATTAAAACAAACCCGAGTCAAGCGCTTAGTTTTGAGCGATATTATGGAAAATAGGACCGGTATAGAAGAAAAACATTTAAAATTATTTGATTCTTCTATAATTTTGTATACGATACAAGACGATATTGTACAAAACGAAGAATACATTTTGCAAAATAAAAAATTACCAAATTTTGTGAACAAAAATGTCTCTAAAATAGCAACTCCAAGCTTTAAATCTATTTTAGAGCAAACCGAAACCAATTACGGAATCGTTCAAATTTTAGGCCAAAAATATATTGCAGTCGCGAACGACTCTCGGAACAAACTAGCTTTGGTCCTCTATTAATTTGACTTTTTTAAGCTCGAGGCGGCCAAGTTGCACAAGTCGGCAAGGGCTGCGGGGTTTTGCACCATGTTTAAG